CGCACTTCCAGGTAGAACTTATTCCCGGTGGCCTGCAGATGGTTGATGAACCGCAAGCCCTGCTCAGCGAAGTAATCACCGGACTCAAGCTGGTTGAAACAGAGGAAATAGGTCGTCTTCCTGGGGGCCTTGAATAGGGAGCGGAGATCGTTGTATCGGCGGTCTTCGCTTGCACCAAAGATCGGTTCAAAGAACCGTTTCATCGACGTCTCGGAATACGTTGAACCAAGCAATCGAGTCTGGGGAACATTGGCGTAAATTGCCCTAGCCCGGTTCAATGTTCCATGCAGGATAGACGCATAGCCGCCCATGCTGGACCCCCAGCAGTAGAGCGCGCCACTGCCACCACACAAGTCCCGCGCACTCTGAAGGATGGCGGGGAACGCCTCTAGCCAGAAGTAATCGCCGCCCTCTCCCAGGTACCAAGAACCCCAGGCGTCAGCTCCGAACTGATCCATAGGCCGAACCACGTTCCAGTTTTCGCTTTGGAACGCAGTCGGAACACCGCCGAATCCATGCCCGTGGAAGATGACGAGCATCGGCGCCGTTGCCGGATTCACGGCCTTCGATAGGTAGTATCGGAAGGTACGCCCACCGATCTCTAAATCAATAGGCTCCAGGCTCGGATCGGGCTGTGCCGGGCTACTAATGGCTGCGGACATATGTTCAGGTCGTTGTGTTTTGTGCCGGGCATCTTAACAAATACCCCCCATCACCTCCCAGACGCGTGCTATTTTGGCGCTTTCGCTAGAAGCTCAGATTTCTTCTGACCCCCAGCCGTGCTGCCGAAGTAATAGGAAATAATGCTGGTCCAGGCAGTGCCAAGCGACCCGAGCAGGATGTACAGCGGTTCCTTGCTGGCTGCAGGAATCGCGGCGAAAACCATCACGGAGAGCATGCCGAAGAATCCCGCCGTGACTAGGTAGGCCAGGATGCGCGGCGTCCAGTCTTGTCGCTCAACCTCGCGGTGGCGCGCGTCGGCCCGATCATCAGCGGCGATCTTTTCGAGGTCGGCTTCGTTCTTGAACCCCATTTCGGCCATGCGCTCGGCGAAGTCCTGCTCGGCCTTTTTCAATTGGAGCAGGGTGTCGGGGCTGGCGGTGGCCAGCTTCTTGGCAATCTCGACGTCCGAGGCATCCGGCCCCAAGCCCAAAGCTGCAGTGATCGCCGCAACGGCGCCGCCAGCGAGCGGGCCGCCCAATGCAGTGGCCAGCATCGGCGCCAGGTTCCCCAGCGCGCCCTTCCAGTCGAATGTCATGACAGATCCCCAGCGGCGTACCGCAAATTGGCGACCACGCGCCGCGACCAGCCTTTGCCGAAGCTGGACCAAGTCGACAGGTCGGTGTAGAACTGCTCGCGCTCTGCGTTGAACAGCAACAGAAGCGCCGCCGGGTCGCGCGCCGCTACCGCCGCCAGCGTCTTGGGGCCGATCACGCCGTCATCCACCACGCCGGCCGCGCGCTGGAGAAATTTGGCTGCCTGGCCCGTGCCATGGTTCACTGCGGCGTCGAACACTTGGAACGCGACCGGGAAAGGCACGCTATCGGCCTTCACTTTGTCCCAGTATTGGACACGGTAGATGACCTTGGCCACGTCGCGCGGCATATCGCGCATCACACCGGCGTACCCATTGGCGCGCGCCACCGCGATCGTGATGCCCCACATAGTCTCTCCACCCGGGTCGGCCATATGGTTGCTATAGCCGCCTTCGTGCCCAATCAGGCGGTCGAACGCTGTATCGAAGTTCATTTCAAGAAGTCCTTTGCATGCCTGGCCAGCATGAAAATCAGGCCGCAAATCGCGGCCCAGGTGCTGCCCTTGATGAGGTGGGTTATCACTTCACGGCGAATCTGTTGGCGTTGCTCTTCTCGCGCAATCAGCAATTCGTGATAGCGACGATGCCCATCAAAGTCGCCACCGGGAAATGCTGTTTTTACGGCTGACGATAGGGCTAGCATCTCCCGGCGCAGAGCCTCCATTTCATTCTTGCTCTCGGCATGATTCGCCGCGGCGTTCAACCGCTCTTCTTGGCGCCATTGGTGGATTTGGGCATGAAGAGCACGAACATCCGTACCGGTCGAAATTTCAGACACGGATCACCCCCAAGTCTTGAACACGCAGGACTCGATGGTGATGCTGTCACCCGCGCTTCCAAGTTGTGCCTCAAACTGGAGCGTGATGTCACTTCCATTCATGTCGAGAGAGAGGCTTGCAGCGTTCACCCTGGTTGGGTTCAAGTGCGTAAGTACTGCGATCGACCCGGATTGAGAGTTCGGTGACCTGATCATCCCGACCCAATGGAACTGGAATGGCCCGGTGATACCGGGGTCGGTCGTGGTACTTCCAATAAGTGAGCCGCCCATCCGCATCTTGATTTGCTTCGTCCCACCGGCGCCTGCAAACGTGCCGTGCCCGACGACCTCGATCAGAATCGGCTTGCGGGCAGATGTCACGACTGGCGCGAAGTAGCCCCGCTTTAGGATCTTGGCAAGGACGGGTGTGGAAGTCGTTGTACCCGTCAGTACAAACGGGGAATTCAGATAGTCTGTGGCCAAACCCGAGTTAGCGTACGTATCGATAGAGTCGCCCGATAGGGTCGCGCCAGTCTGCTTCACCACGTTCTCGACGTTGGCGTCCGCCGTCCCCGTGAAGAATTCGACGGAGCCATCGGTATAGAAAATGTCGCAACTCGTGTCTGCCCGTATTGCTTGGAGGTGGCGCGCGAACGACGAACCAGAGCAATTCACCCGGGACCGACTGGGAAGCCGAATTCCCACTCCATTTGCCACATAGGTCACGAAGTCCGTATGCCCTGTCGTCCCCTCTTGCGCCAGTAGCCCGATGCGGTTCGCCTCAATTCTCGGCCCCTGGCCGCGCCCACCCGCTAGTTGGTTACCTATTTCAAGCTTGCACTGAAACAACGCCCGAATGCCCGTTCGACTGAGGGCCGTGTTGGTATTTCCATAGATGACGCCGCCCTTGATCTCCAGGCGAACATAGTTCAACCCAGAGATCCCGAACCAGCAGTTTTCTGTATGAACGTTCTCGGTTCGAATATTTGTGTCGTCAGCTAGGATCCCTGACCCCCCGCTGCTGGTGTAATCCTTGAACTTGATATCCCGGATGACCACCAAATCCGAATCTTCGAGGTGAAGCCCGTTTGCAATGCCAGCACCGTTGAATACGGTTGTTGGTACCGGTTCTGGGTTAGTAGCCGGCTGATACCCCACATCTGCACCCTTAATCAAAAGGGAGTTCCGAAAAAACACGCCATCCCGGAAGTAGGCACCAGTCGAGGGCAGGCTTTCGTTTCGATGGCCCAGGTGGCCCGTAGCAGCTGCGCCGGAATAGTTCCCGGCTGGCAGATCAATGGCCCAAGCGCCGTCCACATAGCCGCGAAACATCAGCGCATCCAATGCTGCTTGGAGATTCGTCAGCGGAAAGTCTGGAGAAATCCCGTCGCCTGCTACTGGCCCTGTCGGAGATTTGATGTAGAGGACGTTCGCCTCATTCCCTTTAGGAGCCGGACGAAAAAGGAACGAGCCTCGCTTGATGATGCCCGGGCCGATGTGTCGGACCAAATGAAAATTTTGAATTTGGTCGGTCGAAACGTAAACGCCATGCGGCCAGAGAACGGGCTCCCCAGCGTTAAGCGCAGCCGTAATCGCGTTTTGAATGCCCACTTGGTTGCTGGTCACACCGTCAATCGGGGTGTCGATGAAATCCCGCACGCTCACGGAATCCCGCATCTTGTCTTGGAACGTGCGATAGATCGACCCGATTCCCCACTGCAGGAACCAACCGAATCCGCCTACTACGCCAGCAATCGCGCGGTCCACGTAATCGGTGACGAACGCAAACATAGAGCGCCGGTTGACGGCGTCTTGGTCAGCCTTCGGGTCGGCCAGGTCCTGGATGCGGTTGTTCCGCGCTCTGTAGGCACCTTGCCCATCAACGTCATTTCGGCCGAGCAACAGCGCGCGAAGTGTCGAGCCAGGCAGCAGTCCGAAGAACCCAGCCAGTTGCTGGCAGATCATGGTCAGCTTGTCTAGGGCCCGCTCGTGAGCACGCTCCGGGAAGGGGTCGTTGCGCTGATAGGCCGTCTCCTGCGTGATCGGCACGACCCGCTCGATGCGCAGCTTTGGTCCTACTGGGTAAGCAGTCGACGTGGTGACCGTACCGCCGGCTGGATTGCCTGCGCCCGTGACCAGAAAGGACGATCCGAGCACAAGGTCAACCTCGACACCGGTGTCCTCGTAAAACAGCCAGACCCGCAGATGATCATTGGCCAGAAAGTAGAATGGCACCGGGAACGCGGTCGTCACGCCGTCGGTGTCATAGCTGACTTGGGAAATTTCGGAAGAGACAGTCATGGCTCGCAACCCTGGTAGATTGCTCGTCACTTTCTACGCGCGCGCGCGCAGACTTCTGCGGAAAAGAAAAGCCGCCCGAAGGCGGCCAGACGACTATTCTCCGAGCACGCGCCCCACGTCCGGCGCCCTGGAAGGGGAAACTTCGGCGGGACGCCAGTAATACTGCTGCTGGAATTCCTTGCGGGCTCGCTGCTCCATGCGGTTGAGGTAGCCCGGCGAGGCAAGTTCCTGCAGCTGGTTGAACAGGAGCCGGTCGGTTGCCGCCTTCGTGTACCAGAGGTTGGCGAACGGGGTTTTCCCCTTGAGCATGCGCACGGCGCGCGCGCCCACGTCTGTTTCCTTTCCCTCTGCTCCTCGCTGGATGTTGGCCAGCACGAGTTTGGTCAGGTCTTCAATGTCGCCGCCCAGCGGGCCCGCAGCCAATGCACCCACCGACGAACCGTAGCGGGTGTAATCCTGGAACATCAGGTCCCCAAAGATCCCGAGGCCGCCGCCCTTCAGTAGCGCGCGGGTCCAGAACTGCGGGTTGGTGCTGTCTTGCGGGTCACGGCCGGAGACCACTTCGCCAAGCTGCAGCGCAACGCCGCCCAGCAGCGTTGTCAGTCCTATCAGCGCCGCACTGTATCCAATCTTTCCGATTCCGGTGGGCCTGGACATAGCCCGCGCTCCGTGGCGCATCAGGATGGAAATCGGGAATGCCTTGAACTGCAGCGCACCGCGCAGCACCTCGCCGCCGACGGTACCCCGACGCGTTCCACCATACAAAGCCGTCCGCTCACGCACGCCAGGCTCGATGATGGCCATGTTGGTTTCACCGTCGACATAGGCCATGAGCTCGGTTGCAGCACGCTCGCGCAGTCTTGCTGGCGTCGTGCCTTCGGAATGCGCCATCGCTTCGAGCGCCTGGTCCGGTATCCGGTAGATGCTCTCTGCCGTCAGGACCGAATCGCCCATGCCGCGCCAGTCCTCGGGCTGTGCGATCTTCCAAACGCTGTACGTGGTGTCACCGATGCCGGCGTCCTTCAAGCGGCGCGCGAGTCGAGCGTTGGGCGCTGCATCCAAGCCACCTGCCGCGCGTGTCATTTCACCCAGGGAATCTAGCAGCACGGAGCCGAATGCCTGCTGCCCTGCCCGGGTCACAGCGTTCATCCCAGAGAACTTCATGACGGCGCTGGCCATGCCGCCGGCATAGCGCGCGATCCTGCCTGACACCTGGCCATCCCTCGCCATACCATCCATACCCCAGCGGTTCATGGCGCCCAGGTATTGGTTGATGCCCAGGCCTGCGCGCAACGCGACGCGCCGGTCTGTGGCATTCGCGGGGTTGAGGGTGCGGACTTCATTCGCCATCACCTGCCACACAGGGATGCCGTTGTGAATGGCGGTCAGGGCGTTGGTCGCCGGGTCGGTGATGGCAGCCACCAGGGATGCAGATCCCAGTCGGGAGGCGACGTTGAGTGCCTTGTAGGTGTCCATGCCTTCGGCCAGCGCCGCGTTGACCGGCGGTTCCTTAGTGCCGGCAGTGTTCTGGTACACCGTGTCCAGCCAGCGCGCCTTGGCCTCAATCTTCTCGGTGCGGTCCGGCTCGCGCATCTTCATCTGCTGCGTTGCCCGTTCCCGCCAGTACCTGAACGCCAGATGGGGGTTCGGACCAAAGGTCTCGGTCAGTGCGATATCCCTGGCCATCCCCTCGACATGCCTCTGCATTGTTTCCAGGATGGTCGATTCGCTGTACTTCTCGGCGTATCGGATATAGCTCTCAGCATCCTGAAAATGCAGTATGCGCTCTGCGCTGCCGTGGTTGGCGATCAGGCCGCGGCCAGGCAACCCCCTGCCCGGCTCGATCTTGTTGGCCCCGTTGGTGGACAGTGTCTCCCACGCAGCGGAAAGCAGCTCGCGCACCTCAGTGTCGGACATGAGGGAGCCGTCCTCATTGACGTACCGGCTACGGTCCAGACCGGTCATCGCATCGTCCACCCACATCGCGCGCGCCGCATCACCCTTGAGCTTGCCGCCGCCTGTGGCGACCAGTTGCTGGCTGTGGGCCTGCGGAAACCCCCAGTTCTCCAGCCGTCCGACGTTACCGCCAGCTCGGTTGAAGCGGTCGCGCAGCTGAGCAGCGACCTCGCTGAAAGCTTTGGCGGCCTTTGCCGCGTCAGCGTCGCCCGTCTTCGTCCCGCGAAGCTCGCGCGCGATGGCCAGCGTCTTGGCCGGGTCGGTCACCAAACCCAGCAGTCCGCCCTTGGCAGTATCAAACACGTCCAGCATCTGCCCTAATGCGTGGTTTCTGATCGCCTGTGCCGTGCTTTCCACCGAAAGCGTGCCGCTTTTCCCATCCGCGTAGAACATCAGAGACCTAGCCAGCGCGTCGACTGGGCTGAACGTCGACTTTTCCAGGTAGGACTGAACTGCGTCATGTCGCAGCGCTGTCAACGCGATGCGGCGCTCTTTCAGCGCCACCTCTGCCTGCATGTCCGTCGCCGCGCGCTCGGCCGCCGCACTCAGGCGATCGGCCTCGCTCATCGCCCGCCAGGCGCTCAGATCATCTGCCGCGATCTGCCGCATAGCCCTTGCGATGCGGTTTTCGATGTCCTGGCTTTGCGCCTGCGTCAAGCTGCGCCCCAGGGCTTGCGAAACTGCTTCGATGCATTCCTGCCTCATCATGCCCCCAATCGCAGGAAGCACGCCACCGCGGCCCGGAACCCTTCCGGCCGGCTGTAAGCCTGCTCTGACTGCACTTCGTTAAGTTGATCGCGCAAGGAGACTTCCCGCACGTTGCCATCGGCGTCCTCTTCGCGCACGCGAATGTCGCCAAGCTCATCAAGGCGGGCAAGTCCCGCCTGAGTTTCCATATCGACTGGCACTGCATCGCCGTCGCCCGCGCGCGGCGGTTGAGCTGCCTCGGCAGCACCCGCTGGCTGCGCCTGTGGTGCGCGCGCCGCCCCGTCCGTCGTTCGAACTCCCTGCACGGGTGCCCCAGCCGGAGCCGACTGGCTGACAGCAGCTTCCTGAACTTGGCGGCCACCAGGTCCGCCATCACCGCGGCTAGGCTGAGCTCCACGCTGTGCTGCCATTTCCTGCACAGCTGCCGCAATGGGGGCCGGTCTGGCTGCTGGCGCTTCAATGGCGGCGCGGTTTTGCTCAAGATCCGCCAGGCGCATATCCAGATCAGCCAGACGTTGGGCAGCCCGTGCAGCTCCTTGATTGCTCTCCACAAAGCCCTGCAACCGGGAAATCTGAGCGCCCAGCGCCTGCGCAGCGGCGCGCATCTCTCGATTAGCCAGGGAAAGCGCCTGCTTGTAGCTGGTGCGTGGCGTCTCCGCCTGGATCTCCTTGGCGCGTTGACGGGGCAGCCCGTCCGAGTTGAGATTGCTCCGCTGAGCGGTCAATTCGACCAGTTCGGCGCGCACTGAAGAGATTTCGCGCAGATCGGCCGCTTGACCGAAAGTCGCCAGGAAATCGGCCCGTTCGGCCTCCACCGAGCCGATTTCCTGCTCGATGTTGGCGGCTGTCCTGGCCTGTTCCGTAGGGAACCGCTGGAAAGGTGCCCCCTCTTCTGCAGGCCCTCGAGTCGCCCAGGTGTCGCGCCCAAGGTACTCTCGCACGCGCGCCAGGTAGTCGCGGGTTTCCTTGGCCCGCGGCTGCCGGCCGGCGAGAACCTCGCGCGCTTGGCGCGGGCCGCCGTTGTAGTCCGCGATCATCGCATCCACGTCACCACCATACTGGCGCATGGTGTCGCGCAGGTAGCGCCCGGCTGCGTCGATCATCTGGACC